CAAATTATTAACTGATAAAAGAAAAATATGAAAAAATTTAGAAACTTCATTGCTGACTTGATATATAAGTTAGCACATAAGATTGAATCTAGGACTGCTGATGATATAAGAATTATGTATAAAACATTAATTAAGGAACACGAAGATTTCAAGAAAGAGATTATGAAAGAATTTGAAGAAAGAAAAAGAAAATGAAAACCATTGAATTATTCAGCGGCACGAAAAGCGCGAGCAAAGTCTTCAAGGAACAGGGTTGGGAGACTTTCACGATTGACAATGATGCGGATTTGGAGCCAGATCTGGTCGCCGACATATTCTCTCTCACGAAAGACCAGCTTCCTTATCCTCCAGACCTCATCTGGGCAAGCCCTCCTTGCACGACTTTCTCGGTGGCTTCCATAAGCCATTACTGGACTAAGGATAAGAAGCCGAAGAACGAGAAGACTTTGCACGGCATAGCGATGCTTGAAAAGGCGATTCGGATCATCAAAGAGACCAATCCGAAATACTGGTTCATTGAGAATCCGCGAGGTATGATGCGGAAAATCATTGACGAGGTGTTTGAACGGAACGGCATACAAGATTACAGGCGCATCACGGTATCGTATTGCCAGTACGGGTCAAAGATAATGAAGCCGACCGACATATGGACTAACCTCAAGGGTTGGAACGGGAAGATGTGCAAGAACGGTGCACCGTGCCACGAACGGGCTGGCAGAGGCTCAAAGACTGGCGTGCAGGGAATCTACAACCTAGAATGGGAACGGGCGAGAGGGAACTCCGCAACCGCAAGAGGCGTGATTCCGCCAAATCTCTTCAAAGAAATAATCTCGTATTTATGAACTATCAGATTACCAAGTGTAAAAATTGCTCCGCCCCCATAGAGAAGCTCCACATCTCCAAGCAAGGTCATCTCTGCGAGAATTGCCGGAGAGAGCGGAACAGGATATGGGCGAGGGAGTATATGAGGAAAAAGAAATGAAAAAGAAAACCAAAGAAAAATTAAAAGAAATTATTGAAAAGTATCCCGATATACCAGAGCAAATCATTCTTGATTTATATGAAATCGGATATGGAAGAGGTTTTGCCGATTCAATCAAAAAGTTACAAGTGGATAATCTTGAAACGACTAAGCAATTCATTGAAGGAGTATTCTTAAGCGGAGTACAAGTCGGTTTAATGAAAAATGAAAACAATGAAACACATATCTGAACTGGTAAAAGCACTGACTACACCTTTCAAAATCCCTGTTCTTCCCAAGAAAGAGGTAATATCCCTCATAGCCCAGAAAGTCATCTATTCTGACGATCCCCTCAAGAACTGGAAAATCATCGCCCGCCGTCTAAAACCCGCTTCTCCCTTAGATGCAACCAAAATCTATCTCTCTATAAAGAAAGGGACTTTTGAGGATTCCAGGGATTATAAGGGGGCGTTTGAGTTTATGTGCAGGAAGTTGGTATATGTGAAGAAACCGAAACAGAATAAATTACTATGAAAGGAATAACTGCATTTCATGGATATAAGGTAAAACGAGATTGGTCTACTCGTATGATACGAACAAGAAAGAAAAAATCCAAAGGATATATTGGATTGGGAACAGATATTTGTTTTAGGTGTGGAAAAAAGTATTATAAAACTCAGCCAGCCCAAATGTTTTGTGGTTCGTGGATAAGAAAATCAGGTTGTTCTTATCTTCATAAAAAAGAATCTTGGAAAAATTATGTTAAATGTAAGTGGTATATAAGAAGTCAAAGAAAACAAGCAAAGAAATTTAGGAAAAAACACCCCAACTATAACAAAATATATTTAAAAAAATGGATTTTGAATCATCCTGATTACTATAGAAACTATTATAAGAATGTGATTCTTAAAAAGTTTGTAAAAGATAAAAGAGAGAATCTGTAAGAAGTCCTGAGAAGAATTAAGAGAAAAAAGAAAAAGTCCCCCTCGGAAAAACATAAATACAAATTGTGTTATAGGAGTTCCTACCATCCGTTGTCGCCGTAGTTAGATTATTTTAACAAATACACTTTAAAAGTGAAGTTCAGGAGTTGTGGATAAAGTGTTTACAAGTGGATAACGATATGATAGTATTAAGGGATAGGGAAAGTCGCCCAAACGTTGTCGCAAACAAAGGGCGATTTTTTCGTTTATAGCCCCTTGCACCCTTTTATCTTATGTGGTAGTATATAGTTATGAAGCACTTTACCGCCAGGTTTAGTCTTCAAAGACATTCCTCTCCCTAACCGGAGACCCGCCTATCTGGGTTATGAATAGGGCAAATTTGATCCAAGGAGAAAGGCTCGCTTTATTGCGGGCTTTTCTTATGATATACTTAAAGAGACCCATACAAGGTCTGGCGCTGGCGGGGTTTGAAATTGAAACCGCTCATTATTGGGCGGTTTTAGTTTGGGAAAAAGTTATCAACATTTTGGCTGAACTTACCGCTTGACTTATCTTACGGAAAGATTAGAATGGAAGTATGAAATTAAAAGTAGAAAACAAGTATTTCAATATGAAAGGCGCGCGAAAGTATTATTGGTATATGTATATGCAAATCAGATATTGGATGTGGCGACTCTTCAAAAAGCCCGAAGACCATATATTTATGGAGAATTGCACCATAGCCAATCTCAAGGTCAGCTATTGGGAAACACACATTTTCTGGTTCGCCTTATATAACTATGAATATCTCAAAAAATATGGAAGTAAATAAAGAAACAATCAGCGCAGTGATGTCCGAGTTGGGCAAAAGGTCGGCAAAGAAACTTACCAAGAAACAGAGAGTAGAGAGAGCGCGGAACGCCGGTAAAGCAAATAAGAAGAGTGAATAAGCAAGACATCCAAGAAATTATTGAGGAACTTGGCGGCGCAACGATTGAGATGATGGAAGCCTCAAAGAAAGAGGATCAGGCGAAGATAGCGAAATCCAAAGCCCGCAAAAGGCTCCAGCTCGCCCGCCAACGATTCTTTGACATCCAGTTTGATTATCAGAATTAAGAATTAAAAATGATAGACAAAAAATTAGGTTATTCTAAAAAGACTCAAGAATTGATTGAACGGCAATGCAGGAATGTTGAGCGTTCGGATTTTGAATTAGATAAGAAAAAAGCGGAAGAACTGGCTTTGAAGACTTTTGATTTATTCAAGTTAGATAGACCGAGGAAAATCAAATGGTGTACGGATATTTTTGATACGGACTTTGAAAAGTCTGCGAGGTCTGCGAGGTCTGCGTGGTCTGCGGGGTCTGCGGGGTCTGCGAGGTCTGCGAGGTCTGCGAGGTCTGCGTGGTCTGCGTGGTCTGCGGGGTCTGCGAGGTCTGCGAGGTCTGCGTGGTCTGCGGGGTCTGCGGGGTCTGCGAGGTCTGCGAGGTCTGCGAGGTCTGCGTGGTCTGCGGGGTCTGCGAGGTCTGCGAGGTCTGCGAGGTCTGCGTGGTCTGCGTGGTCTGCGGGGTCTGCGAGGTCTGCGAGGTCTGCGTGGTCTGCGGGGTATGCGGGGTCTTGGACAGCCCTTGATTATGACTTTGATTGGTATATCTTTGTATTTGAATACTGCCAAAATCCTGACGAGAAAAAACCGACAAAAGACGACAAGATATATCTTGAATACTGCGAATTGTTGATGCAAGCCAAAGAAGCTGGACTCGGCTATTGGGTTGAATGGGAAGACACATTGTATCTTGTTCAAACTCCGATAGTCAGGATTGATTCTCAAAACAGATTTCATTCTCTTACCGAACCGGCAATTAGATGGAAAGATGGAAAAGGATTTTACTATCTTCACGGAATCAAATTTAAGAAAGACCAGTGGCAAAAAGCCAAATCTGCCGACATTGGAGAAATCTTGTCATGGACTGACATTGACCAGCGTTCGGCGATACTCCAAGACAGACCGATTTCAGAACTTTTGGAGAAGGTGGAAAAGAAACTGATTGACCATTCAGACGAATGCGGAGGATATGATTTGTACGAAATAGAGCTGAAAGACATCGGCAAAGCGAGAATCCTATCGTACAAAGGATGGTCTTCGGAAAAACCTTATGCGAAATTCGTGCCATTGGATTCCGAGAAGGCATTGGACACAGTGGCGAAACTCCGTCATCAGTCGGTTGACGAGCTTAGAAATTCAATAAAATCATAACTATGAAAGTAAACAATCACGGCGATCTGATTCTCTATCCGGTCAAATCAATTAAACCGCCAGCAACAGCCAAAAAAGCCAAATTACATATCTTGCAGGAATCAAACACTACGGGAAACCGCCACGAAGTCGTTTCAAAGAAAAAACCCATCTATCGCTGGAAAAAAGGAGACAAGGAATACATATCTTGCCAAGAAAATTATATCATCCAGCATATCGGCGGCGATGAGGAACACGGCACACAATCGGTTGAAAAAGGCGCACGGGAAGTCAGGCACGAAATGGAATACAATCCGTGGGGCAAAGAATTAAGAATTGTCATTGATTAATCTCCATGCCTAAGAATAAAAAAGAAGGAATCGGTTGCCTCCACTGCCCTTGTGTAGAATATGTAGCCAAACAATAATATGAAAAACATTTACAAAGCAATGGAAGCAATAGAAGTTCTTACAGGTGGCGATTTCGCAATGGATATGGAGTGTTTCTTGTATGATGTCGGCACAGCACACAAAAATTGGGATAAAAGAATACTAAAAAAGAATCTGAAATTTGCCGCCAAAATAATCACTACGATTTACCAGATAGCTCACGCAGAAAATCCTCATCAATGCTCTCACGAAGACTGGGCGAAAATAAAATACGACATTATCAAGAAGAATAAAAATCATTAAATAATATGTCCCCCAAACAAACAAAAAAGAAGATTGAGATGAAAGCGTGGGCGATAAAACATAAAGGAAGTATATTGTTCCATACGATTGCGTTTATGAAAGAAGGAACTAAGATTTATTACAGCGATATGGAACGAATGTATCCGAACGGCAAGTTAATCAAAATCCGAATCACCGAGATATAAGTTCTTTTTCAAAGAGATGGAGAATAGATGGGGGAGCTGGTGTCCGAGAGCTTCTAGTGGATATATACACTAAATAAAAAGCGGCAAGGGCAACCTCTAGAAAAAAACTATGTTGCCAACCAGCGTGAAGCTTCCCCACCTGTTCTTCATCAGAGGAATAGATTTATTAAAATAAACGGCTTGCAACCTACTGCAAAAAGAAATGGTTAAAGTTATTAGTATTGATGGAGTGAATTATGTGAAGGAAAGCGATATTAAGAAAATCGCCGAAACATTGGACGGAATGAAGTATGTCATTATCAGAAGCGTAAATGCTGGAGTATTCGCTGGCTATTTGAAAGAAAAGAACGGCGAATCGGTCGTACTGAAAAACGCTAGAAGACTCTGGTATTGGTCAGGTGCGTGTTCTCTTTCACAGCTTGCGATGGAAGGTACGAAAAAAGCCGGAGAGTGCAAGTTTCCGTGCGAGGTTGATACGATTGAGATAAATCAAGTCATTGAAATCATTGATGCAACACAAGAAGCCAAAGATTCAATTAAAAGCGTTAAGGTATGGGAATCATAAATCTATGAAAGATAAAATCTTAACAGCACAAGAGATGAGAGGCTCCGGCTCCGGCTACGGCGACGGCGACGGCTCCGGCTACGGCTACGGCTACGGCTACGGCTCCGGCTACGGCTACGGCTCCGGCTCCGGCTCCGGCTCCGGCTCCGGCTACGGCTCCGGCTCCGGCTCCGGCTACGGCTACGGCGACGGCTACGGCGACGGCTCCGGCTACGGCTACGGCGACGGCTCCGGCTACGGCTACGGCGACGGCTCCGGCTACGGCTCGTAGTTCTTCATCCCATCAGAACCAGACCGGAGGATTGAAATGGGGTAGCTTAGAAATTTACGATCTCGTAGAACTAACTTCACGTGAACGAGAGACAAGTATAAAAGGATACGTTGCCGTGAAGCATAGGTATCTCCCGAACGCTTCAATCTTCCATTCTGTTTCTGATGAACAATTTAGTAGAAGTAATTAAAAATAAAATGAATAGAAAAATAAAAACAGCAATTAAAGGGCTTTCAACGGCGGCAATCATTGCGTTCTTGACTGGCTTATACTGGAATACACCTGATACTGCTAATGCGGCGCATCTTATCGGGCTTTTCGGCTATGTGGGACTCGGCTATATCTCAATGGGATTCTTTATAAAAGGGCAATAAAATAAAACTATGGAGAAGACCCCATTCAAAAAAAGAATAGAAGAATTGAAGAAACTACCTTTTAGCGAAACTAGGGATATAAGCTGTAAAAAGTGTGGTTTGGGTATTCATCAAGATTCTTTTCCTTGTGCGAAAGATGGGATACCGACTAAAGAAGAACACGATTTTTCTCCGCCGATTACTTTTGACGAAAAATTTGATGCCCTCGTAATGAGATTCAATCTCGCCAAAGAACAAAAGGAGAAAATCAAATCTTTTTTTCTAGAGGAGATAGAGAAGAAACTGCCGCCAATCATAGCATACGATGATGAGAGAGAAAGATGGTTTGACCCAGAACGAATCGCTGGACACAACGCCGCCATCAAAGAAATAAAACAGATTATCCATTCATTAAAAGAAGGGAAATGAGTATGAAGGAAAAAAAACTTGAAAAAGTAATATGCCGAATTTGCGGAAAAGAAATGGAACAACAGATTGACCCGATTACCAAGAAACTTTCGCCCTATCTCTGGAAATGCACCTGCACGCCCAAAGACAAAATTTTATCAATCGGCTAATCCCCCATCCAAACCTATGAAAAAGAAAGAACAAGCCCCAATAGAGAAACTTATAGAAGAAGCTCATCAAGAGATGTGTGATGCCAATAGACCAAATCTCCTTTACGATTATTTGCATACATCCGAACTTGATGGATATATCAATGCAGCCCACACTCTCGGCAAACAGGAAGGAATGGAGGAAGTAAAAGAAATCTTAAACAAATTGAAATTTGAAGTTTGGCGCAAGTTTGACAAAGAGATGATAGAAAAAGCCGAACTCTACCAAATGATGTACGAAGAAATGATTAAACCCGCCATCTTAGAAGCCCTCTCCCCCAATAAAGATAAATAGATGCGCCGATCCGGATTCAAACAGAATAAGCCCCGAAAGCCCTTAAAACGAAGCAAGCTCGCCAAACAAGGCAAACAGCCTATTTCCCGTATTCAGAGGAAAATCTGGGAGTTGTGCCGCCAAATCGCCACCATTCTATACCCCTCAGACTGCTATACTTGCGCTAGGACGAATCTAACCGGCTCAAACCGACAATTGGGGCATCTCTGGGCAAAAGCTTCGCTAGGGGCATTTTTGAAGTACGATATACGCATACTCCGCTGGCAATGCTACAATTGCAATATCAACAGAGGAGGTGCCGGCGCAGACTTTTACGCTAGGCTCTTACAGGAAAAAGGGCAAGACTTTATGAACCAATTACAGGAAGACAGGAAGATTTCCGTGAACGCCTACGATTTCTATGTCGGTCTCCTAGGTCGGTATGAGAGATATTTAGCAGAATTAGAATCAGATTTACAAGCAGATAATAATATAGTAAAATAACAATATGGAAAAACAAAAAGAGGCGATGGAGAAAATCAACAAGATTTTGGAAGAGTACGGGATGGAGCTATTCATTCAGCAAAATTATCAAGCAGTTGTCAGGCCGAAGACCAAAGTTGAGCCGATAGTTGAAGTTAAATCAGAATAATATGGATACACTTCTCGGCATTATCCTAGGGCTGTTGATAGCAGTGCTTGTCGTTGTCTCAAGCAGAAGGTATAATATAGCGGAAAAGACGACTCAAAAGACCGACAAACTTTTCTCACCCCAAGCCAAAATCATTGAGACCAAAGACGACATAGAAAAAGAAATGGATAAACTCGGATTATGAACTTCAAACCTTATTTTGATAAGATCGTCATAAAGCCTTTCAAAGCGGATACATTCTTTGACGATGAGAAACTGCAAGAAGTCGGCGAAGTCATCGCGGTAGGTGAGTTGGTCAAGTTCGCAAAAGTGGGAGACACGATTTACTTCAATGCAGAAGGAGTCAGGAAGACCCAGAAGATTAACGAGAACGACGAGCAATACTACATAGTCCAAGAAGCCCCAGAGTTCATTTTAGGCATAAAATCAGATGGTTAAAAATCCGCTATGGCTCAATAGCCTCTGTCTCGGAGGGCTATGGCTTCACGATTATCACATCACCGAGACCTTAGAGAACGGAGTCATAGAAGTATGCTCCCGTTGCCGAGACCGGAGATTCTTTCACAACCGAGACACCAATTACAAGTATCTGAGCTATCACCTGAAAAATGTGATACGACCAACAAATGTTAGGTATTATAGGGAATATAAAAACTAAACTAAATGCAACCACAACAACCTCAGCAGACGCGCGAACAATTCATAGAATCTCTGTTCGCTCTTGAAAAGAAAGATAACTATTTATCAGCCAAAGAAGCAATGCCGAAACTTATAAAAGGCATTGAAAAAGGATGCAAAGAGATAGGCGATACTTATGGAAGTGCTGGAGGAAATGCCGAGTTAGAAGCTCCTTTCCAGCCTTTCCATGAAACCACTAATGATGGCAAACGAATACTAGATGCGATAAAACTCGCTGATCCTTATGAACATATCGGCCTTGGAATCCTCAAAGAGATAACCTCCAAGATTGAGAAAGACAGTGGAAATGGCCGAAAGACCGCAGTTCTTTTAGGTGCAGCAATTCTCAGAGAAGGACTCAAAAGCAAACTCAAACCAATGGCTCTTAAAGAGTCTTTGAATGATTGCTTGCCTGCCATACTCGCGAGTCTTGCCAAACAAACGAGACCTATCACATACTCAGACATTCAAAAGGTAGCTTCCATCGCCGCCGAAAATGAAGAACTCGGCAAGATATTCCAAGAGATTTACTCCCAGATAGGTAAGGATGGTATGGTGGAGATAGACAACTCAAACCTTCCTACGACCTATTACGACCTTGTGAGTGGTGTTCGCCTCAGAAACTGCGGATTTATGTACCCTTATATGGCTCGCGATGAGAAAGGCCGAAGTGCTATTTACAATAATCCTCCAGTCCTTATCTGCAAGGAGAAACTGGCCACTCCATCTCAGCTAGACCCTATCCTCAAATCAGTCTTCAAGTCAGGCAAAAACGAGCTTGTCATATTCTGCAATGAAATAGATTTGTCAGTCAGTCAATACTTGGCCGAGCTTTCTATGGGACTCCGCACCGCAAGCGGCCAGCCATTCGTATTTCATACTTTAGTCATCAAAGCTCCTACACTTTGGAAAGACTGGTTATTTGAAGACTTCGCCAAGATTACGGGAGCCATTATCATAAGTCCGGCAGAAGGAACCTCTCTTAAAGGCTTTTCTATGTCGTGGCTCGGCACTTGCGATAGGATTACAGCTACCAAAGACGAGTCTGTCATCACAGGTATACAAGACATTTCAGACCACATAAAAGCCCTTTTGGAGAAAAACGACAATGATTCAAACCTCCGAGCTTCGTGGCTTAACACCAAAACGGCAATTTTGAGGCTAGGAGCCAATTCAGACTCAGAGTTGAGTCATTTGAAGGGTAAGGCCTCTGATGCCCGAAATTCGTCATATTTAGCCCTTCAGGAGGGTGTTGTGGCCGGAGGAGGCATAGCACTTCTCAATATAGCCCAAGAATTACCGAATACTCCAGGAGGCAAGATACTTAAAAAGGCTTTTGAAGCCCCATTTCTCCAGATCGTAAAGAACTCAGAAAAGGAATGCGATATAAAGCTCGTAGGAGGAAATAGCGGATTTGACTCGCGCAAAGGAAAGATTGTAGACATGCACGAAGAGGGTATTTGGGACTCGTCTTGTGTTGTCAAAAATGCTATAATTACAGCATTATCGGTGGCTTCCACGATACTCACGACCAAGCCGGTAATTCTTCTAAAAAAATGAGCAAAACATTAGAAATCTGGGTACAGAAATCAAACTTCGTCCATGAGATAAAGAAGCTCTATCCCGATATAGATTTTGAGGATTTTGAAAACAAATTGCACACATTGGTCGGAGATTTGATAAAGACATTGGAAAATCATGAACCCACAACTTGAACAAAAGCTCAATAGGCGCATAGCGGAAAAGACCTGCTATATCTGCGGGAAATCGGATACCATAAAGTCCGAAGGAGAAGCCTATCTCTGCAAAGACTGCAATTCCCTCAGCCTGATGAATCAGCTTATCAAACATAGAGTATTAAACGCATGATTTACGGCCGCTGCACAACCTGCAAGAGAAACAAGTTCTTCGTGAGAAAACGCTCATATCACTTTGTGAAGAAACAAGACGGCAAAGTATTGGTAGACGAATACATCACTTCCAAGAACCAATTTTGCGGCAAATGCGCCAAGAATATGGCTAAAATGATATTTTAATGAAACCATCAGACTTTCCAAACTATTTCGCATATCCCAGAAACTACCAAATCACTCTCACTAACGAGGAAGATAATGCTCTTTCTAAAGCAATAAGCACATTAGAGCACTACATAGCCGATCTCATCAAAACCAAGACAAACTGGCAGGATGCCTCTTCAGAAGAAAAAGACAAGATTATCCAAGACTTTCACCAAGACTCATTTCACTTCTTACTCAGAGACACTATACGAGACTATCTTGGCATAGAACGGGGAAAGTATTATCATTAAGCCATTGAAATATAGTTAGATTTATTGTAAAATAAAGGTATGGACAAAACTCAAGAACAGTTGGATAACAAACCGTGGCTTTGGAAAAAAGGACAAAGCGGAAATCCTGGTGGAAGACCAAAGGGTTCTAAATCAATGAAACAATGGGCGAAAGAAGTATTGGAATCCATGCCGGAAGAAGAACGACAAGAGTTCATGCACGGCTTGCCCAAAGAAATCATCTGGAAAATGGCTGAAGGAAATCCTGAGAACAAGACCGACATCACCACGCAAGGAGAAAAAATAAACACCCTTGATCCGAAACTCCTAGAGATTGCAAAAGAGGCTGAAGAGAAGATTAAGAAAACATTATGATTTGTTCCTGCAAACTAGAAAAGAAAAAACTCTCAAAAGATGAAGTGAAACAACTTCTCGCCGATGGTTTCCCGAAGAATTATCTGGAGAACGGAACAACCTTGAATGTCTGCCGAAAGCATAGTTTAGTATTCAGCCCATCACAAGCAAAACAATGAACTATCTAGAAAAAAGCCTCAATGGATTCTTGGCATGCGATACCAAGACTGAACATCCACAATTCCTCAGATTGCATTATGAAACTCCCGAAGAAGCTGTCGCCCGTTTGTATTTGAGTTTGAAAGGTGTTAATATTAAATAATGAGAGGACGAAAAAAAGGATTTAAACATAGTGAAGAATCCAAAAGAAGGATGAGTATAGCCCAAAAAGGAAAGCCGCGCCCATATCAATCTGGCTCAAAACATGGAATGTGGAAAGGAAATAATATCACTTATCAAGGTATTCACTCATGGTTTAGAGATAAGAAAAAAGATAAATGTGATTTTTGTGGAAGTGTTTTACGATTAGAACTTGCTCTTAAAAAAGGTAAAAAACACGAAAGAAATATGAGTAATTATTTTACCTTATGTGTTCCATGCCATAGAAAATATGATGCTCGTCCAGCATGGAATAAAGGACTAAAGACTTACAAAAAATGTGAGTTTTGTGGAGGCAATTTCCATCTTAAAAGAAAGACGAATCGTTTTTGTTCAAACAAATGTTCAGCACAAGGAAGACCCCGATTTATTCCTAAAAGAGATTCAAAAACAGGTCAATGGCTAGAACTTAATAGCAATAATAAAAAATAACTATGAATGATTATCTACAACAGCATCCGTTCCAAGTCTTTCTAGTAAAGAATCCGCAAGAAATGCCGGAAGGATTATATTATATGCTCTGCGGCGATGAGTTTCATGAACCAGAAGTATGGAAAGGTAAAAACATTATGGCAACTAAGATAGATATTGATTCGCCCGAAGAGAAAAAGTTTCGCCTAGAAGATATGAAAGAAGCTTATATTGAATGCACCAAGACCGACGGCTCAAAGGTGAATTGGGAACCGAAAGAGATTCAATAAAAAGAAATGAAAGACGAAGCCAGATTAAATCAAGATTTATTAGACAAAGGATATAAGGTGGAATTAGACCACTCTACTCTTGAGGCAGTTGTTTATAAGAACGATGAAAAGATTAAAGTTCTAACTTCCATAGAAATAGACCGATACAAAGATAAAAATAATCTTTCATATCAGGATGCCTTTTATCAGCTTATAGAAAAGAAATGATACATGCTCTTAGATCAGATTTCCATAATCACATGGCTTCAAAACAATCAGATAAAGACTGAAACCGGCTCTGAACTGGACTTCAAGAACCATCGCTATCTCTTTGATATTTATAGGGACAATTCAAAGTATCTCTGCTGCCTGAAAGCCGGCCAGATAGGATTCTCAACAATGGCCATATTGAAAAGTATTTGGCTGGCTGATAACCGAGGCATAGACATCGGCTACATATTGCCGACAGTGGACATGGTGCAGAAGTTCGTCGGCTCAAAGGTCAATCGTATGGCTCAGCAGAATCCCATCATTGAAAAGCTGATGAAGGATAAGGATAGCATCACGCAAAAGCAGATAGGCAATAACTATATTCACTATCTCGGCGCGATGACAGAACGGGCAGCCATCATGATTTCACTTGATATGCTCGTGGCGGATGAATATGACAAAGCTCCCCAAAATATATTGGAGATTTACGACTCACGCTTACAACACTCCAAGTTTGGCTACAAGTGGGTATTCTCTAACCCTACAAGACCTGATTTCGGCGTAGACAAGTTCTGGATGCTCTCGGATCAGAAGAAATGGCATATAACCCATAACTGCGGAAAGACCTATGTGATGGACGAATCCTGCATAGACTATGTGAATAAGCTCTATATCTGCCCTCATTGCCATAGCGAGATTACCGATGAAGAGAGAAGAATGGGCGAGTGGATTGCCACCTCAAAAGGCGAATGGTCAGGCTACTGGATTCCGCTTTGGATTAACCCTTCTGTCAAGGCAGAGAAGATAGCTGAATATAAAGCTACAAAAACCAAAGAGTATTTCTACAACTTCGTAGCAGGGCTTCCGTATGTGAATCCGAACGATATGTTGTCTCTGCCAATCCTTGAATCCTCCCTTTCCAAAGAAGTGAACAAACAAGAAGGCCGAATCATCATCGGACTAGACACTGGACACAATCTCCATTATGTGTTGATGAATAAACAGGGCATATTCTTTCATGGATATTGCGAAAGCGTGGAAGAAAGCGGACAGAAAGAAGGCTATGACCCCTACGACAAGATAGAAAAACTCCTTAAAACCTATCCCAATTCAATCCTCGTATCTGACCAGGGAGGCGACCTTATCGGTATCAGGAAGCTCCAAGCCAAATATAAAGGCCGAGTATTTCTCTGCTGGTTCACCAAAGAGACTAGAACAAAAGAATTGAGGCGATGGGGCAAAGGAGAGGAAGCTGGACGAGTTTTAGCTGATAGAAACAGGATTATCCAACTTCTCGTAGACCAATTCAATGAGCACCAAATCACCCTCAATGGCACAAAAGACGATTGGAAGCCCTACTTTGAGCATTGGCTCAATATGTATCGGGTAAAGGAGATTATTGATGAGAATGAGCCTTTGTACGGGTGGAGATGGGTATGGAAAAGAAAAGGGCCTGATCACTGGGCTTTGGCCACCGTCTACGCGTATATCGGCATGGACAAGTATTATGAAGATTCGGCCAAAATCATCAATTCTGACCCTTTAGATCAGATTGGAGGAGACTTGTTCAGGGAAGGAGACCGAAGAGGTGCTAGAATAGTGGATATAGGCGATATGGCATTCTAACCATGATAGAAATAAACCTTGCACAACCTATCATTTTAAGCGATAAAGAGGCCAAATTATTGGCTATTTTGAGGCAGACTAAGGCTCTTGACATGCTATATGGACAATGTACAATACATATTGTTGAAGGCCAAATCAAAAAGGTAGATAAAAATGAGGCGGTTTTCTTCAATAAGTAATTATTAAGTAATATGAAAAATCCTATGAAAAATTATATAGTCGGTTTGTTTATGTTTTCGGCCGTGTTCTTTATGGGCACAGGCTTCGTGTTTGCGGATTCTTTTACTCAAACTCAGATTGATGGAATCACCCGATTCCTCAAGGACTTGGGAGCAAGCGATGATTTGGTTCAGCTCTTGCTCTTGAAAGTGACGCTTTTAGATACTATGACCCCTGCGCCACAGCCAGTCACTCAACCTGTTATTCAACCAGTAAATCAACCAGTTCAATTACCAGCTAATCAGTCAGCACCTATGCAATCAAATGTTACTTTAGACCAGAGTGCAAACCTCTACACATTGGCTCAATCAATGTACGATGGCACGAATCCGGTCATTCTCGTCCAGCCCCAACAAGGAAGCGGAATTACCGACATTTCAGCCGAGGGTAATGCCATCTCTTGGAAAGTCTCAGGAGATAAGATGGACAACAATGCTCTCATGGGCTTCGCCATCTATCCGAATGAAGGCGATCTCGCATGGACATACACTTCAAATATCACTTCGGTATCATCAAGCAATAGGATGCTTCCGCAGAAAGGTATGGCAGAAGGAGCATTCAACTTCTCAAATCCAGGCTCAATCACTATCACGGCTTCGGATTCAAAAGGCTCATCTTCTCTCACTATCACCAATTCAGTGAATTAGATTTGACCGATGAAAGTGCGATATGGTATAATGTAAGGACAACCGAATAAAGACCTTAACCTAACAGAGGCGGGTAGACCAATAATGGTTTGCCCGCCTTTATTTTATGGATAAAAACAACGATCCTATCAGCTTAAATGTAACCGGCCCGACCCAACTTGTTAAAAGCAAAATTAACAAGATTGTTGGCGGTGTTGTTGATAACAAAGAAGGCGTTACAGGAGAAGAAATGGACGAGCTTAGCTTAGACCTCTCCGATGAGGAACTCCTCCTTTTAGCCCGTCAGAAAGAAATCGCCTATGCTCCTTATGAAAGCCGAATCAAGCCTCGCCAGATAGCGAATAAGCAATGGTATGAAGGCAAGCAGGGCGTAGGTACTTATGTGGCCACGAATGGTACCCCTATTGCTGCCAATCTCCTTTTTGAATCACTAGAAACTTTCCTTCCGGCGGCTCTCGCCAAGAACCCGGAACCTGTCGTTTATTCGGACAATAGCGAAAAAGGGAATGCTATTTCAAACAATGTGAAGACTATGCTTCAGTTCCATGCCGATTCTTTGGCTGTGCGGACGAAGCTCAAGGAATTGACTAGATCATGGGCGTTCAACTTCCTCGGAGCCATCAAAATCGGCTGGGACTCCAGCATCCAAGAGATAGCTCTTGAAGTGGTAGAGCCGAAGAACCTCATTTTTGACATACCATCTCGTATAGACGCATATTGCGATTCAACCTCGGAAGTCGTGGGAGAGCGAAAACAATGCTCAGCCTCAAAACTCATAGACCTCTTTCCGAAGCACGAGAAGTTCATCACCGATGAAGTGGAAGGCAAGCTCGGCACCCTCGTCACTTATACCGAATGGTGGAGCGATGATTACTGCTTCTATACCTTCAAAGGAAAGATTTTAGATAAATCAAAGAATCCTCATTTTAATTACGAAAAAGAAGGCGAAAAATCCATCAATCACTTCGCCAAGCCGAAAAAGCCGTATGTATTTCTCTCGGTATTCTCTTCATCGGAACAGCCGCATGATATTACCGGCCTCATAGAGCAGAATATCCCGAACCAGAACCGCGTGACCCAGCGAGAGATGCAGATTGATGTCAATTTGAACCGCTCAAACAATTCTATCGCCTTAAACGGCCTCCATTACAACGAAGAGACCGCAAAACAGGCGGCTATGGCCATGCAGAAAGGCAACCCTGTGCTTGACCCTTCAGGAAATCCGAATGAAGGCATAGTCAGATTCCCCGCTCCAAGCGTTCCCGATGCCGTTTTCAAGGCATTGGAGACCAATAAACAGGACTTGCGAAGCTCCTTTGGTACTTTGGGTATTACCGCAGAACCAGCCAATGAAGATACCACCGCCAGAGGCATGATTTTGAACCAGCAATACTCCTCATCGCGAATCGGAGGAGGAATCGGCGAGGGGCTTGAACAGGTTGCTAAAGCACTCTTCAACTGGTTGGTACAGATGTACGCTGTCTATTACACCGAACAGCATTTTGCCGCCATCATGGGACAGATGAAAGCGGTTGAGTATGTCATTTTGAAGAATACCGACCTAGACCGACAGCTTCTTGTATCAGTTGCGCCAGATTCTATGAAGCCAAAGGATGAAATTACCACCATGAATCAGGCTCTTGAATTGTGGGAACAGAAAGCCATTGATATTAAAACTTTACTTACAATCTTGAACTTTCCCGATCCGCAGAAAACCGCCGCCCAAGCATGGCTCTATCAGACCAACCCTCAAGCCTATGGCCAGCTCAATTTCCCAGAACTGCAAGGTCAATTAGCCCAGTTAGCGGGAGCACCGCCATCAGGAGCAGGTGGCGCACCCCCGCCACAAGAGCAAGGAGCACAGCCTGGAACCCTAGCGGAACCTCCGGCAAGCGCAGCCCTCTCAAATGTTCCCATAGCAACTAACGCACTACCCACATGAAATACGAAGACTCAAAATTAGACAAAGCGATAGACAAGAAAGTGAAAAACAAGGCACGGTCGGAAGCCTTAGAGAAAGGAGTGAAATCAATAAAAGTAAAGATTAAATTAAAATAATATGGCAACACCAGAAATGTTAAGAAGGGCAGCGGAATTTGAAAGACAAAATGAAAAAGCCGAAAGATCTCTTGTAAGGGATAGAGCAAAAAGAGTTAAAGCTGAAGGTTATAAATCAGAACAAGAGTATTTTGCAAAAACAAATCCTTTCAAAAATTACGAAACAAAACATTTTACAAAATCAATTCCTCATGCATTAAAAGCCAAATCCAAAGCATTAGATAACAAGAAAAAGGTCGGGAAAGTCATTAAAGGAAATACATACTAATATGCCAGAACCACTTAAAAGCAAATTAGAACACGAATATAGCGATATGCCAAAGGAGAAACGAGAGCACGCAGTCTACGGAACTCTAAATAAGCTGGGCTATATGAAAGGTTCAAAAGAGACCAAAAAAGGAAAAGCAATGGAACGCGCTTTAGAGAAGAAGAAAAAGAATAAGTAAGTGTTTGCCTTTGTAAAGCTAGGCGTAAAAGAAGCATAACTCTGAGAAAGAGAAATTATCAATAATTAGTACGGAAACTACGACTACTAGGAGTACGGAAAACAATTATGTCAAAAACAAACGAATTGGAAGACTTTTTCAAAGGATTGCCAGCCGAGGATAACTCCAAAGCCGACATATTCGGAGATAAAAAGGACGCTGTGAAAGCGGAAAGTTCAGAGGCCAAATCCGAAGAGGATGAGCCGAAAAAGAACAGGCATTACAGGCGATGGGAAGCGAAGTATCAGCAAGAGCGCGAGTCTGCCATTGAATTGGCCGCCCGCTTACAAGAAAAGGAAGAACAGATACGGATGCTCACCGAAGCCCAGAAGTTTCAGAAATCAGTCGGAGGAGATGTGAACGATCCAGGACTCAGGGAATGGCTCAGGATTTACGGCGACAAGCCGGAACACCGAGAAGCCTACGAGGTATTCAAGACAAGCCTTCTAGGGCCTATTGCGGAGCAGAATAACGCTCTCAAGCAGGAACTGGAGGAAATCAAGAACCGAGACAAAGTCATGAATCAGGAAGTCCGCCAATTTGAATCATTCATTGATTCCCAAGTGGAAGCCATTGAAGACAAATACGGCGTAGACCTCACCTCCCCGACCTCAGAAAAGACCCGCAGCGAGTTCTTTGACCTCATTAAAGAATTGTCCCCAAAGGATGATGAAGGCAATATCACAAGCTATGCAGACTTTGATGCCGCCTTCCGTCTTTATCAGGCTCAGAAATCAAGCTCGGACAATACCAGCCAGAAGAGGAATGAAATCGCCTCCCGCTCAATGGCTAATTCAGGCACCGGTACGGCAAACGCCGCGCCAAAAAGAACACCTGGATTCATGGGATGGAAAAAGGATTTGAGATTATAAACTTAATTATCAAGTAATTTATTAAAAAAATATGAATCCAAATGGACAGGTTCCAAATGCGGACATTGTCACAACGACAAACCAGTATTTGGCCCCAGCTTTAAGATAAAAATGTTTGATTTGTTCTTTGAAAACTAGTACAATAGAAGCATGAGAAAAGGTCAGAAAACTTCCCCTGAAACTCGGCTGAAAATTTCACTCGCACATAAAGGTAGGAAAAAGAACTATCCTGTATGGAATAAAGGCAAGAAAGGCATTTATAGTGCTGAAACGATTGAAAAAATCAGACAAGCAAGATTAAGACAATCTTTCACTCCAGAACAAAAGTATAAAATGGGCTCGGCCCGACGAGGAAAAAAAGATACTGCTGAAGCAAGAGAGAAAAATCGTCAAGGACAATACCGAAGATTTGAAAGAGAGATTGTCGGTTATAATTACCAAGACGATGGGAAAAGAATCAGAAGGAAAGTAAGACTATTAAAAAATGGCGGTTTTCATTCCAAAGGAGAATGGGAAAATCTAAAAGCTCAATATAACTGGACTTGTCTAAGTTGTAAAAGAAGCGAACCAGAAATAAAACTTACCAAAGACCATATTCGTGCTGTATTGTACGGGGGTTCGGATAATATAGAAAATATCCAACCTCTCTGTAAATCGTGCAATTCTAAGAAGTCTACCAGGAGCTGGCAAAATTCTTTCTAATATACGGCGAAAACCCTGCAGAGGACAACGCCTCGGAAGCGAAAGCACCGACAACGACTAAACGAAAGAACACCATAAAAAGGTGATGCAATAGTCTGAACACTAGCAATAACCAGAAGAAACTAGTGAAGAAAATCCGAAGAGGTTTTCTCCCCATACTATATATGGGAGTAACAAAAATGGGGTAGACCAAATCTTGCACGATAACAGATTCTTCGCCGCAATCCTTGAAAAGAAAACGGTAAAGAAATGGGACGGATCGCAGATGCTTTTCCCGATGAAATATCAGAAAGGTGTCGCGTCAGTAGCCTTCAACGGCTTTGACCTTCTGCCGATCACCCAACAGCCTGTATCGGTCAATATGACGTTCTATCCGACCTTCGTCGCAACCAACGTTGCGCTCGCAGGTTCAGAACTCTCTACGAACAAGACAAATATGAAAGTCCTTGAACTCATGTCAGTCATGATGGAATCAAGGGCACAGGACGCAGCCGACGACATCGGAAACTTCCTCCAACAGGATGGTTCTTCATTCGGCGGCAAAGCCCCTATGGGTCTTGCAGGCATCGTAGACAACGGCTCGGTTCTCTCCTCATACGGAGGACTTTCACGAGCCACTTATACCGGTCTTAACTCAACCGTAACCGCATCAGGGGGAACCATCTCTCTTTTGAAGGTACGACAGCTCTGGAATAACATTGCAGACGGCCCAGTGAGACCGAATATGATTATCACGGACTACACGACATGGGCATACTTTGAACAGCTCCTTACGCCGTTCCAGAGAAACGTCATGTCTGAGTTTGAAATGAACATCTCGCAGAAAGCCTCGGCATCGGGATACGCCGACCTTATCTGGGATGGTATGGAAATCTATCGCGACAAGAAAATCACGACAGGCTACTTCTATATGTTGAACACGAATTTCCTCAACTGGTACTCATTGAACTGGTGGGAAGGCGAAAAAGTATCTCCGAAAGCGAAGAACATTGAAGGAAACGTCTACGAAGACTCAGAATACGATCCTTCAGCGTTCACATGGACAGGATGGATAAGGCCATACAACATGGGTGCCGTCAACGGCTTCATGATTTTTGGCGGTCAGCTTATCTGCACGAACCCATCAAGACAAGGCGTACTTACGGGAATCACAGGAATCAATTAGTCTTGGCATATTATCAGGCTTAACTTAAAGAAATATGTCAGCACTATTACAAAATTATATTCCAGGTCTCGGCCCTCAGACAATCCTTCCGACTTCAATCGTGGGATTCGCAGGTTTCACGGGAAACTACTGGTATGTCAAACCTTCAACAGGTTCTGACAGCAATGTAGGCAATTCTCCGTCTACTGCCTTCAAGACGCTCTCACACGCGCTCAGCCAAGCTACAGCCAATAACAATGACGTCATCTTTCTCATTGCAGAAAGCGATACGGCAGGTTCAACCACCGACTATCAGACGACCACATTGAACTGGAACAAGAGCTTGACGCACTTGATCGGTATCGGCGGACTCGTAGACCAGCGTTCACGAATCGCGGCGAAATCAACCGCCACAGGCGTAGCGCCAGTCGTTACCTTGTCAGCCAATGATTGTTATTTCTCAAACATTGAAATCTACGGAGGCGTATCAGGAGACGCGACTTCTTTCGGAGCCATGTCTATCACTGGAAACCGCAATTACTTTGAGAATGTCACCTTCTATGGAATCGGCGGAAGCGATGCAGTCACCGCAGGCGCATACAACGTAAAGTTCAGTGCATCAACGCTCAACACATTCGTCAACTGCATCTTCGGAAACGACAACGTCTCCATTGACAACTCAACGCAAGGAGAAATCTATTTTGCGGGAACAGGTGCAAATACCACCAGCAAAATCAGATTCATCAACTGCGTATTCAGGTCATGGATCAGCAATGCGGGCTATCTCTTCGTCACCTTTGCGGGTACGACGTCAATAGACCGAACGATTGAATTTACGAACTGCCAATTCTATGCGCAATCAACCAACGATGCCACAGCCCTCACGCAGGTCTTCGGCTCAATGGACGGATTCACGCAAGGATATGTCAGTATCTCAAACAGCACGGTGTTCTCTCCAGGAGCCACTACGGCAGTATGGATTGACACAGGTACTAACAGACTCAAGGTCGCAAACGGCGGAACAGTCGTCAAAACAGGCGGCGAAGCTGTCATTGTCAACTAATTATCAACTTAATTTAATTTTTAACTATGTCACGTATAACAGGACGTTCAACAGTCGCTCCGCTCGCTATCTTCAAGCAGGCTACTTCAGTTTCTACGGGAACCGGAACAGTAGACCAGAGCTTTGATACCTATGTCGGACAACGCTTTGACACGTCAGACGGACGAGAACTCGTCTTGGTGCAGAACGGCGCAGTCGCCCTCACCCAAGGAGTCCTCGTTCAATCAGCGGCAGAAGTCACTGGACATGAAAATCTCGCTATCACGGTTCCTGCAGCCTATCCGGCAACAGCAGGTTCCACGCAGATTTACGCGACCAACGGCTCAACTGTCGTAAAGCAGAATTACTACGCGGGAGGATACCTCGTGGTCTCTGCGGGAACAGGCATCGGCCAGACATTGAAGATTTCTTCAAATGCTCCGGCTGCGGCAAACGCGAGCTTCGTCATCACATTGGAAGACCCGATTCAGGTCACTTTGGATGCGACCTCAACCGTTTCCCTTTCCCAGAACATGTACACGAATGTCATTATCAATCCCGCATCTGCTTCAGGAGCACCTGTCGGAGTAACCATCTATGCCTTGGCGGCTTCAACCGCCCCGACCTGGGATGGCACTTCAGGAGCCATGACAGCAGTCGGAGTCCAGCAATACGGCCTCGTCCATGCAAAAGGACAAGTCGGTTGCTTGGTTGATAACACGGTCACGAACGTGGGCTATCCACTCGGCAGATCGGCAGCAACGGCTGGAGCAGTCGGTGTCGCTTCTCTGACGACGGCAGCACATGTCGGTACGTCAATTCAGACGCTTACCTCGGCAAAAGTAGGACAGATTTTCCTCAATCTCTAGCTTTTCCTTATAGCTCATCACGAAAGTGGTGGGTTATATAGGGAAAGATAATTTCCCTCCGAGAGTAGTCGCTCGGATTAACCAATAACAGCCTGAGAAAGGCACAACATTATGAACGAAGAACAGGGCAAATCATCAATTTTGCCAGAGGATTTTGACGGGATTTTCAGATTTACCAATTGGACTGACGCGGAATTTACGGCGAAATGGAACAGCGTGGAATACAAATTCCCTCCGCTTTCAACCATTCCCCTTATCATCGCCGATGCCACGCCGATTGAAATCCAGAATATCCGCAAGAAGTTTGCGAAGGAATTGGCCATTGAGGTCTTTTATCAGACGGATAAGTTCAAGCACCTAGACGATGTGAAGCAAGGCTATCGCCCACCGCTTTATAACGACAAGGACTTGGCTCCATACATTCAGAAGTGCTTGGAACCGTTGCCGCTCGCCAAAGCCAAGACAAAAGTGCTTCCGCGAGACAATGAGGACAACTACAAGAAAGACCCGAAAGGCAGGAATATCAGCCGCGTCATCAATGAAGATGACAGCTTGGTTCCTGAAGGAGCGTCAGTCTTGAAATAACATGAAACTCTTAGAGAAAACAGACATAGCGAAGGCGAAAGTCCTTGAACGGCAAGTGGAAATCCAAGAAGGAGCCAAGCTCGCGAAGAAAGTGGACTCTTTGAGGCAGATGAAGGCCGACGAACAGGCCAATCTCCTGAAGTTTAGGGATGAAACTATCAGGAAAGTCCGAGCGGAGATTGACAAGTACATTCGGGAACGGGAAATCCTCGGGGAGGAAGTCAGGTCGCTTGATTTGAAGCGCACAAAACTCCTTGAACCCTTGGACAACGAATGGGAAAAGGTCAATGCGAAAAAGGACGAATTACTAGCCTATGCCAAGCAATTAAATGAAGAACATCTCACACTCAAATCTCTTGCAAAGGATATGGAAGTGGACAAAGCGCATCTTTCGGAAGAAACCCAGCGCATTGAAGAAGAACGCCGATCCTCAATCAAAAGCCTTGCGGAAGCTGAAAGCACAAAGGAAACAGCTAGAAAGACGCTTATTGAAGCTCAGGCGATTAAAGAAAAGACAATCCAAGAGCTTGAAATAAAGGAACAGGAACTTGATATGAAAGAAGCCAGCGTCAAAGCTTCGCAGATAGACATCAAGAACAAATATGCGGATTTAGAGAAAGAAAACAAATTTATCAGAGCAGAAAAGATACGCCTCGCCGACCAGAGAAAGACTTTGGAAAGAGCGATGGATAGATTAAAGAAATAACATGGCAAATCCAACCCCAGATACGGTACAGATGACCCAACGAGGAACATTTCCCCGTGATGATAATGATGTGCCGATAACAAACGGAGGCTTACAGGCCACCAAATCAATCACCTTTACAGGAGATAACACATCAGGAATCGCTGTGCCTCTTTTCCACATTACAGGCACCGTCCAAGTCACAGGATTATGGGGCGTAGTCACCACTAACCTCGGTTCAAACCACACTGCTGCCTACTGGAGACTAAACGACCAGACGGCGCAAGTCAGCATTACCGCTTCATCAGGTACGGCTCTTTCAGGGATAAAGGCTGGTTCAACCATAGTCAAGAATGATTTGGCTTCGGCAGCTCTCGTCCTTCTGAACAATTCGGCAGGCAGAGTATCAGAACCAACCACACTTGAAACGATGTACTTCTCGCCATTCGTGGCAATGAAAAAGACTGCTGCAACCACCGATATTGAGTATGTCTATTCCACGACCAATTCCCCGACAACGGGAGTCATCCAGTTCTTCTGTCAGTGGCTTCCAGTAAGTCAGGATGGACAAGTAACACCAGTTTAACAATATGTCAACAACCGCAGCCATAGACGAAAATAGCGTACCGACAATGATAGGAGTTTCAGAAACTGATGGAACGACTATTGACCGAGTTCAGGTAAATCCATCCAATCATACTTTAATCGTAGATGATAATACGACTGGAACGAGTCATGGTGATGGTACCGCTTCTCGTGATGAAAATAGTCATACGGTTTTGATAGCTGTTTCATCGGCTGACGGCATAACGCCAGTTCAAGTGTATATATCGTCTGATGGAAAACTTTTAGTAGATTCAACATAATAATATGGCAAACGCATCAAAAGACCAAAATTCAGTCTCATCAATCATAGGGGTTTCATCTGTTGACGGAAAAACTCCAGTTAAAGTCTATGCCGATCCGACGACTCATCGTCTTTTGGTGGATTTGCCTGGTAGTTCTGGCATCGTCATAGATTCAACCACCATCACCGGAGGCTCAGATACGAACATTTTATATGATAAAAACGGAGTCGTCGGAGAATACACCATCACAGGCACGGGTACCGTCGTTGCCATGCAGACTTCCCCTACTTTTACAGGCATCATTCTTGACGGCACAAGCACCGGTTCATTAACCCACAACGGAACAATTGAATATCTTGACCCGAATATGCGTTTCAGTTTGCCAAGCACTGAAAGCTATACATGGTACAACCAAGGGCGCGGAACAAATCTTTTGATGAAAATGGACGGCAGCACCGGACTTCTTAATCTGCCTGCACTTACCGCTTCGGAAATCGTCGCCACCGATTCATCGGAAAATCTCGTATCTCTTTCAACCTCAACCTACCCATCTTTGACCGAACTTTCCTATGTGAAAGGAGTCACTTCAGCTATCCAAACTCAGATTGATGCAAAAGGAACAGGTACTGTCACGGCGGTTTCAGTGGCTTCGGCAAACGGCTTTGCTGGCTCTTCTTCAGGAGGTGCGACTCCGGCTCTTACTCTTACCACGACTATCACGGGAGTATTGAAAGGCAATGGAACAGCTATAAGCGCAGCCACCGCAGGAAGCGATTATGCCGTAGGTTCAACCGGTCTTTCAGGAGGTCAGACTATCGCTGGAGGAACTTTGACTACGCAAAATCTTACTCTAAGAGCTAACGCAGCCGATACCACGACAGGCGCGGTAGCCATTACGACTTCCACTGCTTCAACTACGACAACGACAGGTGCTTTGACCGTCGCAGGGGGTCTTGGAGTAGCGGGAGCGATAAATGCCCTTTCAGTCACTGCAACGGGAGTGATGCAATCAGGCGCGAATAGCGGAACAGGAGGCCAATTGACTTTGAATGGTTCAACAAGCGGAAGCGTTGCTTTGAAAGTTTCGGCTACTGCAGGAACAGGAACAGTGTTCCAACTTCCCGCTGATAATGGAACAAATAATTATGTTCTCAAAACTGATGGATCAGGTGTCACTTCGTGGGTAGCTCAATCAGGCGGAGGAATCACTATCGGCACAACTACCATCACTTCAGGTTCAAACACGAAAGTCCTTTATGATAACTCTGGCGTAGTCGGAGAATATACGATTTCAGGCTCAGGAAATGTCGCTATGACGACTTCCCCATCATTTACCACCCCGACTTTGGGAGTCGCCAGTGCTACTACGATAAACAAAGTAACTATCACCGCTCCGGCGACAGGTTCAACTCTTACCATAGCTGATGGAAAGACACTTACTGCAAGCAATACCATGACATTGGCAGCGGGAGCAGATAGCCAGACTTGGACATTCCCAAGCACTTCCGATACTGTCGCTTGTCTCGGCACTGCTCAGACTTTTACCGCAACACAGACACAGAAAGCAATTATTTTCACCAATAACGCAATTGCCGCTTCAGGAAATGCCGCAACTGTTCCTATCACTTACAGACTTAATACCGTCACCAACAACTCTGCCGCCACACTTACGATTACGATGACAACGACTTCAGCGACAGATGGACAGATGACTATAGTGAGAGTTTTGGACGCCTCAGCCGCTTCTCAGACGCTTGCTTGGGTAAATACCGAGAATAGCACGGTTGCAGTTCCGACAACGACCAATGGTTCAACGACATTATTCTTAACAGTAGGCTTCATGTTTAATGGAGGCACTTCTCTGTGGAGGTGCATTAGCGTAGCTTAACTATAACTATATGGACAATCAAAAAATAACAAAAATAGACGATACGACAGCCCAGATACAGACGACTTCGGTAGCGTCGCAGAATGTGACCTTAGACCAGCCGACTGCTTTGGCGGCTTCATATCAGGCGGACATAGACAACAATACGGCAAGCTGCAATAAGAATAATTCTTATCTGCAGTCTCAGATAGACATCATAAATGCACAGATAAAGCAGATGGTGGCTTTGGGTATTTTGACTCAAGAACAGAAAAATGCTCAGACACCACCAACACCTACCCCAACAGCGATAATTAAATAAATATAATTAAATAAATATATGGCAGCACCAATAGGATTAAGCAATAGTTTACAGCACTACTATAAGTTAGATGAATCGTCAGGAAACGCAGCAGATTCCAAAGGTTCTCTTACGCTGACCAATACTTCAGTGACCTATGGTGCAGTCAAGATAAATAACGGTGCTATTTTCAACGGAAGTGCAAATCTGATTTCTGGTTCAAATATCGGCATAACAGGAACTTCGGCTCGTACAGTGGCATTCTGGGGAATTATCACAGGAACTGCCACGACCGAGCAATACTTCATAAGCTGGGGTGTAAACGGCACTGGCACAATGTGGAATTTCGGGGTAGTCAACTCACATTGGTATTTTTCAGGGGGAAACTCACGCGATGTTGATACAGGTGTCACGCCTGATAATAACTTGCATTTCTGGTGCATTACCTACGATGGCACGACCACTACGATTTACAAAGACACTACTTCTATCGGTTCGGGAAGCCCAGTCTTAAATACAACGGATTCACACCTTTATCTCGGAGAAAGAGTTTTGGCTGATAAACCCCTTACAGGAAAGATGGATGAGGTGGGTATTTGGACAAGAGCATTGACTACCACCGAGATAAAACAGCTTTATAACCACAATGGCGGTCTTCAATATCCATTGGCGAATCCGAGCAACTTCTTAATGTTCATGTAACATGGCCTACAAAGTAGAAAAAAACGGAGAGATAGTGATAGCGGGCTTTGAAAACGGCATCGCTTCTTCTCCGCATAAAGGCTTCGGGAATATGAAAGCGGTCAATATCAGCACGGAAACCGGAGAAGTGATGTGCAATTTTGCCCGTACCAAGCAATCGCAGGATTTAGTCACTGGATCATTCACCGTTTCAGGTTCTACTACTCTTTTGATGACCCTTACTTCAGGAACACTTCTTCCAGGCTCGTGGATTGTGGTTTCAAACTCTACTATTGCAGCACTTACCAATGGCACTAATTATTATGTGCTTGATGTTGTCGGTACGACAGTAAAACTTTCAACTGCATTTGCTTTTGATGTCGCTTCAGCAATTTCCTATGTGAGCGGAAGCTGTGATTTTCAATACTCGGCTAATAGTATCATCTCTACACCAGTCGCTTCAGCAACCGAGTTTTATACCGATTCAAGCAATACCGCTCAATATAGATATTATATCGCCGACCAGAACGGCCATGTATTCATAAACGATTCTTCTTCGGCAAGCGTCAGTGGAGTGACTCAGCCGAAATGGTTTTTGGCCGATTTGAACACACATAGCTCAACACAAGGAATTGCCATACTCAATGGCTGGCTATTCCTCTTTGCCACGAGTCATATCCTCTGCAAGCCGACTGTGAATCTCGGAGCGGCATTTTCAACTTTCTCGGGTGGCACTACTACCAGTCTTGCAGGAAGCCCGAATCCTCATTTTGCCTTTGTCGGCCATCAAGGAAGCCTTTATTACACCGACGGGAACTTCATTGGAAAAATCTTTCCGAATACATCGTTGATGTCGGGACTTGGCGTGAATATCCAGTCATATTGCTCATATACTGCAGTCACGACAACTGGCACCATTTCAACCATTTTGAGCGGTTCCTTGCCGACTCCATCAACTGTCACTTCTACGACAAGAGTTCCCGCTTTCTTATTTGCAGGCACAGGGGGAACAAAACCGAGTGCTATCACGACTGGAACTATCTATTATGTGGACTATACGCTTGGTCTTGCCACTCCAGGGAATTTTAAAGTATATGCGGCTCTCACTGGTGGCAGCGCATTAGATATTTCCGATGGCGTAGGCACGCAGTATTTCAATACATTCTATCCCGCATCGGGAGATGGAAACG